GTTGCTGCGCCTTCGGCCAATTCCGTTCGCACAGTGCTTGCAACTGTACCGGGTTTTCTGGTACAGTGCAAGCACTCCCGCAAATAAAGTTTCAGAGGTGCGATTTATGATGACTATTGAGCAGATCAAGGACAGGCTGAGGGATGCCAACCTCAAGCGGGTCGCTGAGAACGCTGGCATCCATCCGGCCACGGTCTACAGGTTCATGCAGGAGGATTCCAAGCCTCTGTACGAGACGGTCAAGGCGCTGTCGGACTACCTGACACGCAGGGAGGCCACGATCAATGGCTGACTTGTCCCAGGTGCTCGGTGGGCCTTGGTCACCACCGCAAGAGAGGCGCATTGCCCCGCCAGAAGAACAACTCATCGATGCCATCAGGAATGCCGGGCTGGAGCCACCAGAGCACGTGGTGCTTGACGGCAAGCTGCATCGGTTCCGATCGGGCACCAAGGGCAGCGCCAAGGCAGGAGACAAGTCGGGCTGGTATGTCGTGTTTGGGGACGGCATCCCGGCTGGCAGGTTCGGATGCTGGCGCATGGGGCTGGAATCGCCTTGGCGTGCCGATGTGGGCAGGCAGTTTTCACCGGCAGAGGAAATGGCGCACGTGCGGCGCATGGCCGAGGCCAAGGCACTGCGCGATGCGGCCCTGGAGAAGCAGCACGAGGTGGCCGAGACCACGGTGGCAGCAATCTGGAGCCAGGCATCGACAGCCAATGCCGAGCACCCATACCTCAAGCGCAAGGGCGTGCAGCCACACGGCGCACGGATCACAGGCGACGGTCGGCTGATGCTGCCACTCTTCGGCCAGGACGGCACCTTGTGCTCGCTGCAGTACATCGACAACGAAGGTGGGAAGCTCTACCACCCAGGCGCGGAGGCCGGTGGGAAGTTTTGGATGGTCGGGACAATGGACGAACCCGGTACCATCTACGTGGCAGAGGGGTTTGCCACAGCGGCCACGATTCACGAGACGACAGGCAGGCCGTGCATTGTCTCCTACAGCGCCAGCAGCCTTGTCCCGGTGACCGCCAGCCTGCGCGAGATGTACGGCAACGCACAGGACATCGTCATCGTGGCCGACCACGACAAGCACGGCGTGGGCCAGAAGTATGCCGACCAGGCCAGTGCCAAGTATGGCGTGCGCGTGGTGATGCCTCCGATCGAAGGCATGGATGCGAATGATTATGCTCAGGCAGGCCACGACCTGACAAGCCTACTGGTGCAGCAGACTGGCACTGCAGTGATCGACAAGCTGAAGGTGGTCTTCGGTGACCAGCTTGGCGAGGACTACGAGGCACCAGACGAACTGGTCGAAGGCCTAATGACCATCGGAAGTTCGGTGGTGGTCTACGGCGACAGCAACTCAGGCAAGACCTTCTGGGCGCTGTCAGTGGCCACGGCGATCGCCACCGGCAGCGACTGCTACGGCCGCAAGACAGATCCAGGCCTGGTGGTCTACCTGGCCAGCGAGGCACCAGCCAGCATCCGATCGCGCATGCAGGCCATCAAGAAGTTCTACGGCTGCAACCTGGAGAACCTGGCCATGGTGCCGGTTCCGATGAACTTCTACGCTGGTGCACAAGACGCCCATGACGTCATCGAGATGGTCCGGGCGATCGAGCAGATCAAAGGCAAGCCAGTGCGCCTGATCATTGGCGACACGCTGGCCAGGATGAGCGCAGGTGCCAACGAGAACAGCGGCGAGGACATGGGGCCAGTCATGGCCAGATTCGACCAGGTGGCCACTGCCACCGGCGCTGCCATGATGATCATTCACCACAACGGCAAGGACGCAGCCAGAGGCGCACGAGGCTGGTCTGGCATCCGTGCCCACATCGACACCGAGATCGAGGTCAGCGAGAAGGACGGCGTGCGATCGGTCTCGGTGACCAAGCAGCGCGAGTTGCCAAGCAAGGGCGAGACGATCTACTTCCGGCTGGAGGTGATCGAGATGGGCACAACCAAGTTCGGCGGCGCAGCCACCACCTGCGTGGCCGTTCCAGACGAGGAGGCAAGCACCACAAAACCACACAAAAAACCAACAAAGCACGACGAGAACGTGCGCACGGTCGAGCGTGCCTGGTGGGCATCTGGCGCTGAAGAGCGTGAGGGTTCACCCTACATCAGCCGGTCGGCGCTGCGCGATCTGCTGGTCAAGGATGGCATGTCGGAGCGCACGGCCAAGAACAAAACCGAGGCCAGCAGGCCGGACGGAATCATCGCGCAACTGCTCAACGCAGGCACGCTGGAGACGTTCGAACACGGCTGGATTTTCGTCAACGAGACGCACGCGAGCGCACTTTTGATGCAGAAAAACGCCCCCAAAAATCGCCCCTAAACGCCCCTGACCGCCCCTAGGGGTTTTTAGGGGTTAGGGGCAAAAGCCCGGAAAAACGCCCCGCCCCGCCCCTAAAACGTATACGTTAGGGGCAGGTAGGGGCACCGGGATGCGGAAAAACAGGGAAAAGTTATCCACAGGAAAGTTAGGAAGCACTGACATGACACAAACCAACGTGAACGAGATGCTGACCGGGCGCGAGAAGCGTTACGGTAGCTTCACCAACCACGCCAGCATCAGCCAGGCACTCAAGGCAGTGATGCTGGAACGGTCTGGATGGGATGTGCTGGCCACAGATCAAAAAGAAGCCCTGGAGATGATCCAGCACAAGGTCGCCCGCATCCTCAACGGCGATCCGACCTATGCGGACAACTGGATCGATATCGCTGGCTACGCCATCCTGGTGGCGAACCGGCTCGAAAAAGAGGACAATGCAGCATGACCACAATTTCACACAAAACCAACCTGATCGGCACGATGATGATCGGTGTGGTGATCGGAATGAACGGCTGGTGGATGGCTGCCGCAGCATTGGCACTGGCGATTGCCTGGAGGGGCGAATGATGGTTACCAAGAAGCCAAAGAAAGTAGGTCGTCCTCCTGAAGCAGTGCCGTCCGACAAGGCTGATGAAATCTGTGCCTGGATTTCCCAAGGAAAAACGCTGCGCGAATGGTGCAGAGACAACAAAATCCACTACTCGACTGTGTATCTGTGGATGGAGAAAGACCAGGAGTTCGCTCAACGCTTCGCGCGCGCGCGTGACATTGGCGCTGATTGCATTGCCGACGAGACGCTGGAGATCATCGACACGCAACCGGACATGGCGGTCACGACCAGCGAGAACAGTTCAAGTGAGCGCATTGACTCAGCCCACGTGGCGTGGCTGAAGAATCGAGCAGAACAACGCATGAAGCTGTTGGCTAAGTGGAACCCGAAAAAGTATGGCGACCGGCTGGCGCTGGCTGGCGACAAGGAAAACCCGTTGGAGGTAAAACAGACGATTGATGCCAGCAAGCTGTCGACGGATGTGCTGGCGCAGATCATGGCGGCGAAAGATTTATCACAACAGGAGTAAATGAAATGAAATGCGACGAAATCGAAACCGAAATCCAGGCCAAGCGTCTGACCGCGCCGCGCATCACGCCTGCGGACATCGAGGCGAACATCACCAGCGAGCACTACTTCACCGCCTCGGCGGGGGTCGTAGCTTCGCTGCCGAAAGGTTCTACCGACGCCGACCTCAACGCAATCCCGCTCGCACTCGGCCTCCTGACCTTCTGCGTCCTGGTCCTGCGCAACGGCTTCACCGTCACTGGCGAATCGGCCTGCGCATCACCGGAGAACTTCGACGCTGAGATCGGCCGCAAGATTGCTCGTGAGAACGCGGTCAACAAAATCTGGCCGCTCATGGGCTACGAATTGCGCAGCAAGCTGTCGGAGAAAAATGCAACTGACCCAAGCTGACCTGCTGGCCATAGAGCGCGAGTTGTGCAGGCGCAGCCTGGCCGAGTTTGCCAAGCGCGCCTGGCGCGTGCTCGAACCGGCTGCCGAACTGAAGTGGGGCTGGGCGCTGGACGCCATCTGCCTGCACTTGGAGGCCGTGACCAAGGGCGAGATCACCCGGCTGCTGATGAACGTGCCACCCGGCTCGATGAAGTCGCTTCTGACCGGCGTCATCTGGCCAGCCTGGGAGTGGGGACCACGCGGCCTGCCCGAGATGCGCTTCGTCGGCACGGCCCACGAAGAGCAACTGGCCATTCGAGACAGCAGGCGCTGCCGCGACCTGATCAAGTCTGATTGGTACCAACGGCTCTGGCCCATCGAACTGCTGGCCGACCTGGACGGCAAGCGCGAGTTCGGCAACACGAAGAAGGGCGTGCGCCAGGCACGCGCATTCACCTCCATGACCGGCGTGCGAGGCGACAGGGTCATCCTGGACGACCCGATCAGCGCGGACAACGCCAACAGTCAGGCCAAGCTGGAGGCCGCACGCATTGCCTTCACCGAGACGCTGCCGACCCGGATCAACTCGGACAAGTCGGCCATCGTGGTCATCATGCAGCGCCTGAACGAGAAGGACATCTCCGGCGTCATCTTGGAGATGGGCCTGCCCTACGTCCACCTGTGCATCCCCATGCGCTTCGAGCCGGAGCGACGCAGCACCACGGCAATCGGCTGGTCCGACCCACGGACCGAGGAAGGCGAGTTGATGTTTCCCGAGCGCTTTGGCGAGGAACAGGTGACCGAGTTGGAAAAGACCCTTGGCACCTACGGCGCGGCCGGGCAACTGCAGCAGCGGCCAGCCCCACGAGGTGGCGGCATCATCAACACCGAGTGGTTCACCTACTGGAAGGCCGTGCCGCAGTTGGAGTTCCGCTTCATCACGGTGGACACGGCCCAGAAGACGGCCGAGCAGAACGACTGGTCGGTCATGCAAGCCTGGGCACGGTCCAGCACCGGCAAGGCCATCAAGCTGGACCAGGTGCGCGGCAAGTGGGAGGCTCCCGAGTTGCTGGTGCAGGCGCGCGCCTTCTGGATGAAGCACCTGGGCGACCAGCGACCCCTGTGCCAGAAGGCGGCGCTGCGCGGCATGTACGTCGAGGACAAGGTGTCCGGCACCGGCTTGATCCAGACATTGCGGCGCGAGGGAATTCCGGTGGTTCCGGTGCAGCGCAGCAAGGACAAGATCAGCCGTGGCTACGATGCGGCTCCGTTCATCGAGTCCGGAAACGTGGCGCTGCCAGAGGACGCGCCTTGGCTGTCAGACTTCCTGGCCGAGGTTGCCAGCTTCCCGGCTGGCGCGCACGACGACCAGCTTGACCCCATGTTCGACGCCATCAATCTGGTACAGCGTTTGCCTGCGGTCAAGTCCCACAACTTCACACCATTGCCAGTCATGCACAAATGGTGAGACAATATTGCAAAGTGAGGACCGCCCATGGCCAGAATTTCCAGAGATCAGCAGCTTGCCAATCTGCACGCGGAAGCGCTGGCTGAGTTCGACAACATCCAGACTGCGCTGCGCGACGAACGTCTGCAGTGCTTGCAGGATCGTCGCTTTTACAGCCTGGCAGGCAGCCAGTGGGAAGGCCCACTCTGGGACCAGTACGCCAACAAGCCCAAGTTCGAGGTGAACAAGGTTCACCTGGCCGTCATCCGCATCATCAACGAGTACCGCAACAACCGGATCACTGTTGACTTCACCAGCAAGGACGGCGAGGCACGCGACGATCTTGCCGACACCTGCGACGGTCTGTACCGCGCTGACGAGCAGGACAGCGTGGCCGACGAGGCCTACGACAACGCATTCGAGGAAGCAGTCGGCGGCGGCTTCGGTGCCTGGCGTCTGCGCACCGTCTACGAGGACGAGGAAGATCCAGACAACGACAAGCAGCGCATCCGCATCGAGCCGATCTTCGATGCGGACTCGTCCGTCTTTTTCGACCTGGAGGCCAAGCGCCAGGACAAGGCTGACGCAAAGCGCTGCTTCGTGATCACGGCCATGACCCGCGAGGCCTACAAGGACACGTGGGGCGACGACCCGACAAGCTGGCCCAAGATCGTCCACCAGTACGAGTTCGACTGGTGCACGCCTGATGTGGTCT